TTAGAGAAACCGGTGTAGACGATTTAACAGCAACATTTTATGCTGGATCAGCTATCAAATCAGAAGACCTTAACGACAACTTTACACAAAACTTGTATAAAACACAAGAAGTGGGAGCTCGTGCGATAAGTGCTCTTGGTGGTACGATGACTGGTAATCTAGTTTTAGATACACAGGCAGATCTAGTATTTGAAGGTGCAACAGCGGATGCACACGAAACCACGATCAAGGTTGTAGATCCTACAGCAGATCGTACAATTACATTTCCTAACGTAACAGGTACTGTTGTCACTACAGGTGACACCGGTACTGTTGCTACAGGTATGATAGCTAATGATGCGATTACTAATGCTAAAATAGCTGACGATCAGATAGACTCAGAACACTATGTAGACGGATCAATAGATACTGCACACATAGCTGATGCACAAGTTACAACTGCTAAAATAGCTGACAGCAATGTAACCGCAGCTAAACTTTCAACCAATGCAGTTACTAATGCAAAGATAGCTAACAATGCTATTACTAGCACTAAGATTGCTGGAGGTTCGGTTCTTACAAATAAAATTGCAAACGATGCAGTAACTGGAGCTAAGATAGCTGACAACAGTATAGACTCTGAGCACTATGTAGATGGATCTATAGACTCTTCACATATAGCAGCTAACGTTATCACTAACAGTATGATGACAGACGATTCTGTCGGAACTGCTGAACTACAAGATAGTAGTGTAGATACTGCTAGACTGGCTGATAATGCTGTTACACTAGCTAAGATGGCTGACAACTCTGTTGGTACATCTGAGATAGTTAATGATGCAGTTACTAATGCTAAGATAGCTGACAACAGTATTGATTCAGAACATTATGTAGATGGCAGTATTGATACTGCACATATTGCAGACTCACAGATAACTACGGCTAAACTAGCAAATAGTGCAGTAACTAATGCCAAAATAGCTGACGGAACTATAGCCACTGCAAAATATCAAACGGGTTCTGTATCAGGTACTGTATTAGCAAATGGTGCTGTTACTGAACCTAAAATTCAAGATGGTAATGTTACAACACCTAAACTTGCAGATGCTGAGTTAAGAACTCTAGCTAATATGCAATCAGGTACAGCATCTAAACTTGCTGACAGTACAGCTCTTACAGCTGACATAGCCGATCTTAACCAGATTGACGGTCTTACAAAGCAAACTACTATAACAGATAGCGATGCCAGTTTTCCAACATCTGGAGCTGTCGTAGATTACGTTGCTGCACAGATAGCACCTCTTGGTGGTCTTGAAGTCATAGCAACAGAGGTAGCTTTTCCTAACACACAACCACAAGCTGGTGTAGTTATATCTATATCAGATGCAGGCGGTGTTGTATTTAACGGATCAGGTACAAGTACTACAGGAAGAACTGTAGGTGGATCTACTGTTACTATTAACAATGCTCCATCTAGTCTAAATAGTGAAACTCTGGTAGCTGGTGTTGGCTTAATGGTCAGCTCTACAGGATCAGGACAAGTATATAATTATCATAAAATACTTGGTAAAGAAGATGATATTAAACAACTTAGTGATGACATAAATGATTTCAACGCAAGATATAGAGTTGGTTCGTCGAACCCTACAAGTGCTCTTGACGGTGGTGATTTATTCTTCAATACTACTACAGGTAAGCTTCTCGTCTATAATAACACAAATACAGCATGGGAAGAAGCACAGTCAATAGGTAACTTTTTTATATCTACACTTAGCCCTGCATTTGATGGGTCAACACAAAACTTTACGATTACAAACGCACCTACTAACGTACAACAAGTATTATTAAGTATTAATGGTGTAGTACAGAAACCTAATGCTGGTACATCAACACCATCAGAAGGATTTGCTTTAGATGGTAGTACAATTAAATTAGCAGCAGCACCTCCTACAGGTTCACCTTACTTTGCTATTGTTATGGGTAGTACTGTAAATATAGGTACACCAAGTAATAACACAGTAAGCACAGCTATACTACAAAACGGATCAGTTACTACAGCAAAGATTGCAGACGATGCAGTTACAGGAGCAAAAATTGCAGATGATGCAGTAGGTGCTGAACATATAGAAGTATTAGATGCTGATTTAGTTTTTGCTGATAATGTTAAAGCTAAATTTGGAACAAGTCATGATCTACACCTTAGTCATAATGGTACAAATTCAGTTATTGAAAACACAACCGGCGATTTATTCTTACAGTGTGTTGGAACTAATGCTGACGATATATTTATAAAAGCCAAAGACGATATATATTTACAGCCTGCTAATGGAGAAAAAGGTATTGAAATTTTAGGTGACGGAGCAGTAGAACTCTACTATGACAACAGTAAAAAGTTTGAGACAACAGGTGGGGGTGCAAAAGTTACTGGTAACTTGAAACTTGCTGCTGATAATAACAAAGCTATATTTGGAGTAGGCAATGACCTACAAATTTATCACGATGGTACTAATTCATTAGTTCATAATGATACTGGTTCTGTGATTATTGAAAATGATGCGAGCAATACTAACAGTATTTTTATAAAAGCTAAATCTGGTGAACATAGTATTATCGCAAATCATAATGGAGGAGTAGAACTGTACTATGACAACAGTAAGAAGTTTGAGACTACAAGTGTTGGTGTCAAAGTAACAGGAAATATTATTCCAGATGCTAACAATACTAGAAATATTGGTGATGGTACTACTAACTTTAATGCTATTTGGGCTTCTACTAGATTTAGAGGTAATGATGACGTATCTCTTCAATTAGGTAATTCCGTAGATTTTAAAATTAGACATGACGGTACTACTAACTTAATTGAAAGTCCTACAGGTGCTGACCTTCATATAAAAATGATGGGCAATACTAATGATGTTGCCGATCAAACTTCAGCTAAGTTTATTGAAGATGGTGCAGTAGAACTGTATCACAACGGTACTAAAAAACTTGAAACCACTTCTACTGGTATAAAAGTGGAAGGTGATAATCTTGAGCTTTTTAGATATCGTTCATACAATTCTGATGCTGCTACTTATCAAAAAATCGGTACAAATAATGATTCTGTTGACAACAACAAAGTTCACCAATGGCGTTTTGGTTTAACTGGAAATGCTTCATCAGGTAATTCTTTTGTTTTTTCAAATTTAAGAAGTCAGCAAAGTACATATACTGAAGAATTACGTTTACATCCTGATGGTGGAATATCATTTAACGGAGACACCGCAGGAGCCAACGCACTTGACGACTATGAAGAAGGTAATTGGACTCCTACAGTATCTTCTGGTAGTGGTAGTATAACAGTTCATAGTGCTAAATATACAAAAATAGGTCAAATGGTTGCAATACAATTTTATATATCAATTAATAACACAAGTACTAATGGCAACCAAGCTAACCTAAATGGATTACCTTTTACAGTAAAAGCCTCTGGGTGGACTGCTGCTAAACTTGCTACAGGTTATAGTAGGAATGAAATACATTGTAGAACAATTCAAAATTCAACAGTATTAGATATAAAAGGTGATGCTGATACTACTGTGACATTTTCACAACTTAATGGTACATGGGCACTAAGTAGCATTGTGTATTTTACAGATTCATAGACCGAGCTACGTCTTAAAACTAAGCCTAAACCTGTTTTAATCGGAGATTAATCCTAATGGCATTAGCCGAAGCAATCGAATACGACAAAATAGAAGTTGTCGGTGAATATAAAGCGGTACAAGTCCGTGAAGCAACAGTCATCAAAAAAGACGGCAAAGAACTTACAAGATCTTTTAGAAGATATGTATTACATCCCGGAACACTCGATGATTCCGATAACCTTGTAGACACAGATCTATCAGGTCAACCGGCTGAAGTATCAGCAATATGCACAGCAGTTTGGACTACAGATGTCAAGGCTGCTTGGAAAGCAAAACTTATCGCAGAAAAACCATCCACTTAATTTATTATGACAATTACAAAAACATGGGAAGTTAACACCCTACAAAGAGAACTCGCAGACGGATATGTTAACAAAGTTATCTATCGTGTAAAAGGCACTGATGGTACATACTCTACAAGAGCTACAGGTGAAGTCGATTTAGAAAAGCCTGAGACTCTTATACCTTATAAAGATTTAACTCAAGAAACTGTTATTGGTTGGGTTAAAGCAAAACTGGGTACAGAATCAGTTACTAAAATTGAAAAAGCTATCGACGACAATATCACCCTTCAAAAAACACCAGTACATGGTGTAGGTACTCCATGGAGCTAGGCTAATGCCGTTAACAAAAATTGATGATAGGGGTTTAACGACCCCTGTTGATCTTCTTGATAATGAGAGGATTAGACTGGGAACAGGAAATGATTTACAAATTTATCATAATGGAAGTAATAGCTACATAGATGATGCGGCTGGTACAGGAGCTTTAATTTTTAAAAGTAATTTTTATTCATTTAGAAATGCTCCTGATAATGCTACTATTGCACAATTTTCTCAAGGTGGAGCAGTAGAGCTATATTATAGCAACTCTAAAAAGTTAGAAACCACAAGTAGTGGAGCATTAGTAACTGGTGATTTTTTCTTAAACGATAATGGAAAGTTAACACTTGGTACAGGTGGAGACTTTAAAATTTATCATAATGGGTCAGACACTTATTTTGAAGCTGCCTCAACTGCTGGTCAAATTATTCATAGTGCTAATGAATGGAGACTACAGAATTTAGCTAGAAATGAAAACATGATTCTAGCTAATCAAGATGGTTTAGTTAGACTCTATTATGATGGTAGTACAAAGTTTGAGACAACTTCAAATGGTGCTGCTGTTACTGGTGATCTTGCCATTAGTGGTGAAGTTAACTTAACAACTGGTGGTAATTATAATAGATTTATTGATGCTTCTTTAGATAATGGTGAAGCATTATTTCTTCGATCAACTAATGGTGGTGATGCAAACCATCAAAATATGGCAATATTCCATCGTGGAGGGTCAGTTGAATTATACCATGCAGCCGCTAAAAAGTTTGAAACTACAAGTTATGGAAATGCTAGTGCTGGACAAGTAAGAGTTACTGCTTCTAATGCGTCTACAGTTGCTTTCTCTTGTGGAGATGTAGGTACTGGATTTTATAATTCAGGTTCAAACGCTATTGGATATGCTACTAACGGTACTCAGAAATGGAATATAGGTAGTGGAGGTCATATATCATTACTCGATGATGTAGAATTAAGACTAGGAACAGATGCTGACCTACGACTATCTCACAGTGGTACTTACAATAACTCGTTAATTTATAACAATACAAATGATCTTTATTTTAGGTCTGGAACAGCATTTTACTTCCAAAACAAAGCTGGAAATGAAAACTTAGCAACATTTGTTGAAAATGGTCGAGTTGATTTATATTACGACAACAGTAAAAAGTTTGAGACAACTACATACGGCACTCGCACTACTGGTTATCATACTCAATCTACTGCTATTGGGTTTCAAGGTGATGCTGCTGATTGGACATCATCTCAACCTAATATGCACAATATGTCTTTAATGTGGAATAGTGGTCATTTAAACAATAGTACAGGAGTATTTACCTGTCCTGTTGCTGGTAAGTATTTATGTTCAGCCTCTGTACAGGCACATAGAACATACAATAGTTCTGGTGCTAGTAGCACTTACTATAATGTTTTATGGCAAAAAAATAGCAGTAATTATCACACAGAAGTGGTAGGTACTTCAAGTACTGACGCTGGTGCTAGAAGCACTACTGATGTAAACGGTAAGCATGAAACAGTAACAGCAACAATTATTATGGATTGTGCAGCAAATGACACAATTAGAGCTCATTCAAACCACGGTTACAGGCACAATACACAAAATATTTGTTCAGTTTATTTCTTAGGATAATGGATTACAAAATAACACTTTCAGATACAGAAACAAAAGCTCTTGAATTTGTTGCTTATAGCAATTTTGATTGGATAGATAATGCAGCAAAAAATAGAGCAAGATTAGCAAAAGATGAAATCATCTCTTTAAACACTCAACATTGTAATGCTAAAGGTATTGCAATAGCAGTTGGTGAGGATGCTCAGGTACAACAAGCTTATGATCTTGGAGTAGTTCAAACTGCTAAAGCTAGACATGACAGCTATCCTAAAACCTAGTATAGTTATTCCACCAGTAAAAAATATAGAAACAGTCGAAATACCTTTACCTACTGCTGATGTCCCGAGTTATGTACCCTTGGTTGTACCTCCTAGTGATTTACAAGAACCAGAGGGTACAAAACCTGTAGAAACGGTGGAACCTCCAGCACCTATATTAAACTTGCCGGGGTTGCCACCTATTCCTATACCACCAGCTGAAGTCCTTGGACCTACAGTGATTACAGCTGTTACAGCCGTAGCAGCTACAACTGTAGCCACACCTATTATACAAGATATTAAAGAAAGAATAACAAAGTTCTTAAATAATAAGATAAAGAAATGGAAAGAAAACCGGAAGAAAAAAAGGGACTCTTTACAAAGCTCAAAGAAAACATAGATGACCATGATGAACAGATGCAGATACTAGGTGCAATGGTGCGTCTAGGCGTTGTTATCTGGTCAGGATTTATTATAACTCTTAATTATGTAGAGTTACCTATGGTCAAAAAGTCAGGTGCTTCAGCGGATATCACGTTCGTGGCTTCGGTCTTTACGGGTGCACTTGCCACATTCGGTTTGACTACAGGAAACGGTAAGAAAGATACAAAA